GATACGGTCACTTATTCACATCCGGATTGTCTGTTCTACCCAGCAGGTAGTCGACCGAGCAGTCCAGATAGTCCGCGATGCGGGCGAGCGAGATGGAGGATATGGCTTTACCCTTTGACATCTCGGAGACTGCGTTGATGCCAAGATCGCATGCAGGGAGCATGACTTTCATGGAGATTTTCTTTACTTTTGCTTGCTGCTTAATGCGAGCAGCGATTGCTTGAAGATCGTACATGGATGATCCCTCCGATAAAAATCATGCAAAAGCATGAAAATTATTGACAATCACGCAATAGCATGATATAATATTATCATCAAGCCCGCAAGGAGCGTGAAGCCCGATGACGACTACCCCGAAAGAAAGGAGTGAGACTCAATCATCTGTTCACGTCTGGATTGTCCGTTCTGCCGAGCAGGTAGTCGACCGAACAGTCCAGATAGTCCGCGATGCGGGCGAGGGCTTCCGCGCGGGGGAGGTACCCTGATGCTTGCATGGTGTACAGCGCGTTCTTGTTTATGTCGCAATCGGTCAACATTTTGCTGACAGACATTTTGCGTTCTTTCAGCAGTTGTTTGATACGATCGGCTGTAAAGGCGGAGTTGTACTCAGGCATGATGACACCTCTCTGAAAAAATCTAAAGTTCTTTTGAAAACTCGTTGACTTTCTAAAGAACTTGGGATATGATATTATCATCATCCTCTTGAAGGAGCGTGAAGCCCGATGACGACTACCCCCCCTACGAGAATTTTGGCAGGAAGAGGCTCAGGTACTTCGGAGCAGTCAACTGCTTCGTATGCATCAAGGAAGAACTTGATACCGGCGAGTATGGAGCGGGTGCGTATCCGCTCGTCGCAGATGTAGCTGCGGCATACTTTGATGGCATCACCAAGCTGTATCGCAGTTTCAGTCCGGAGGAGCTGAAAAGCGACACAGAGATTTCCCTGCTATACGCAAATGCGCAGATGGCTCAACGGGAGATTGAGGCCAAAGCGGCGGCATTGAAAAACGTATAGCAAACACGCGCGCGTAATGATGATATTACTACCCACATTCATTTTAGCACGCGAGCGAGGCAAAGTCAAGGATTGGAGGTGAACGACGAGTGAGCGTTACCACGAAACGCAGCGAGCTGGTGCTTGCGCGGAGAGTGAAATTGCTGAATCAATTCGATGTGGCGAAATTGCTGGGAATCTCTCAGGCCAAGTATTCGCTGATCGAAAACGGATATAAAAGTCCAACTCCGCAAGAAGCCCAAAAGCTGATTGCCATGTTTGGTCTTAAGCCGAACTACTTCGAGGAAGACGGGAGTGTGTGTGGATGACGGAAAACAACATCCGCAGCATGAGAGTTCGCGCCGGATTGTCTCAGGAAGACGTGGCAAGCAGCCTGCCGGAAGGAACAAACCGCGTAATGGTCAGTTTCATGGAGGCAGGACGAACCCTCCCAACGGTAGACGGCATGAAAGCTCTATGCGATTTGTTCATCTGTTCGCCGTCTGATCTGTATTTGCTTGACGACCTTGATCTTTCACTCAGCGAGCAGTTCCCGACCAAATGCAGCACTTCCGCAAAGACAGGCGGCGGTCGCGGCCCCGGACACGAAGGCATGACTGAATTTCGAGTGTGGGTCAAGCCGGAAGAGAAAGAGGCCATTGAGAAGGCGGTTGCCAAGCTCGGATACAGGTCAAGCGCCGAATGGTTCCGCGAGGCGCAACGAGCGCTCTTGCAGCGCTGCATCATGATGGGGTTGTCCGAATCCGGCAGTAGCATCGTAGACCTCCATTCGCTGCGGTGTGATTAAACCATCTGAGGTTATTGTAACCGCATGGGAGGGCAAAGAAAATGGCGGTGTTTACGAATAGCGACATCAAAAAACGGCGTGAGTTACTGAAAATGACCGCCGCTACGCTTGCCGAGATGATCGGGCGAGACCCGACCACGGTCTACAACTGGGAAAGCGGAAAGTGCGACCCCGACCCCGACAGCCTTTACCAGATTGCGGAGGCTCTTGGCGATTTGAATATCTGGTATGACTGGATGCGGACGAAGTACAGCAGCTATGCGCGGCTCCATCCGGAGGGACGAGCAAACGACCTTCCCGGAGCGACGATGACCATGTTCGCCGAGCTTGCCGATCTGGTTGACCTTCGCCGAGAAACCTTGCGAGACGCGGCGGACGGCAAGATTGATGACCCGAAGCTCAGGGTGGATATTCTGCGGGAAGCCGAGGAAGCTCAAGCGGCGATTCAGCGCTTCATGAATGTGCTGAAATCCCAAAGAGAGAGGCGGTGATTAAATGCCGGCAGCAAAAATTTTCCTGACAAGCGCTGATATTTCCGCTGTGATGGGCATCAGCATCCGTCAGGCTCAGTACACGCTGAACATGTTCGACCAGCGCGGCCAGACCGTCCGGAACGGGCGAAAGAAGATGGTTGATCTGAATATCTTCAGCCGTTTCCTGTCCGAACAGGATGGGGCCGATTTGAGGGAGCGCAAGCGGGATATTCAGGAGTTCCTGCAGGAAGCGAAAAAGGAGGCGGCAGGATGACAGTTGTAACGGCAGATCAGGTTGATAGGGCCGAAAGCGTCACTTCGGCGCTCGAAGAAGTGCTGTACCACCTGCACAGTGCGAAGGAAGAGCTTGAGGGTTCGGGAAGCCGGACGGTTGAGCACATCTCCATGATCGAAGAGATCATCAGCGCAGCGGAAGAAGAAAAAGCCGAATACGATGCGATTCTCGACAAAGCCGATGCACAGGAGCTTGCGGCCATGAATCGTGAGTATGAAAGGAGTGTTCTATGATTCAGCTCCCTGATGTGGCGATTGATTTCGAGCAGGAACAGCACTCCTACACGCTGCGCGGTTTCCGCGTTCCGTCCGTTACCCAGATCATGGAGCCGCTGAGCCTGATGCTCTACAACGGCATTCCGCTTGATGTGCTGAACGAAGCGGCTGACCGCGGTTCGCGGGCGCATGAACAGATCAGCAATTACGTCAAGTATGGCGTCGAAGAACCGGACGAGGATACCGAGCCGTACTTCGAGGCGTTCAAGAAGTTTGAACGTGCATACAAGCCCGCATGGGTTGAGAGCGAGTATCGAACGTATCACAAGATTCTTCGGTACGCTGGAACCATCGACTTGATCGGCTATATTGAGCCGGACGACGGGAGCGGCGTTGACGTGATCGACCTCAAATGCACGAGCGTCTATCATCCGGTTATGCTGGCAACACAGCTCTCCGGCTATTGTGAAGCACTCAAAAGCCACGGCGTCAAGGTCAGGCATCGATACGGCTTGCAGCTTCTCAAGACGCAAAAATACCGGTTCGAGCAGGTGGAGGATGGCTACAAGACCTTCCTGCACTGTTTGGCAATCTACAACGCAATGGCTGCCGAAAGGAAGCCGTGAACAGAAGGAGGCAATCCCGAATGGAGGAACAGACTATGGTCAACGAAGCGAAGCCGATCAACCCCTCGCTGGAAAACCAGCTTGAGAAATCCGGTCAGATGGCTATTGTGGAAGCTCGCAGCATGGTCATCGAGAACAAGCAGGACTACGAGCAGGCAGGAAGGTTCTTGGTTGAGATCAAGACCCGTGCGAAGCAGATCAAGGACTATTGGGCGCCTACCAAGGCGGCGGCGAAGGCGGCGCATCAGTCTGTTGTTGACCGCGAAAAAGAGATGCTTGTCCCCTTGACCGAGGCTGAAAAGATCATCAAAGCCAGCATGGTCAAGTATCAGGCCGCGCTTGAGCGGGCACGGCGCGAAGCCGAGGAAGAAGCTCGCCGCCGCCAGCAGGAGGAAGCTGACCGTCTGCTTGCTCAGGCGATTCAGTCGCAGGAGAACGGCGACGACCACGGCGCAGCCGTTGGAATGGCAATGGCCGAGATGGTCGAGGAAATGCAGCCGCCGGAGATCATCGAAACGGCGAAGGCTGTCGGAACCAGCGTCAGCAAGAGCTGGAAGGCCCGTGTCGTAGACGAGACGGCAGTTCCGGCCTATGCGAACGGGCTTGAAATCCGCAAGATCAATCTCGCGGCGCTCAATAGCATTGCCCGCATGACGAAAGGCACCGCGAAGATTCCGGGCGTGGAGTTCTTCGAGGAAATGAACATCAGCGCAAGAAGCTGAGGAAGGAGTAATCCATGAACGAACCGTTTGAGGGCGACGTCATTATCGCCAATCCCTATGCCGTAGTCCCAGCGCAGGGAGTGTCCATGCAGGATGCCCAGCGCCATGATTCCGGAAATGCGCTGGCGGCGAACGCCGAAGCCCGCGTTGTTGCCGAAGTCAAAGCCCAAGTGCTTATGGCGCGGCAGTTCCCCCGCGATGAGCAGATGGCCGCTGAGAAGATTCTGCGCGAGTGTGCGCGTCCTACGCTTGCTGACGCGGCGGTTTACACCTTCCCGCGCGGCAAGGAAACCGTCACCGGCCCGTCGATTCGCTTGGCAGAGGTTCTTGCCCGGAATTGGGGCAACTGCACTTTCGGTTATGAAGTGCTTGAACGCCGGCAGGACAATCGCGGAGTGGGCTATTCCGTCATTCGCGCCTACGCTTGGGATTTGGAGACGAACATGTACATCTCCCGGCAGTTTGAGTTGAAGCACTGGCGCACGACCAAGAACGGCGGTTATAAGCTGACGGACGACCGCGACATCTACGAACTCGAAGCGAACATGGCATCACGCCGCATTCGTGCCTGCATCTTGCAGATGGTTCCGGGCGATGTTACGCAAATTGCCGTTGCCGCCTGCCGCAAAACGGCTTCTTCTGGACTTGCTGAGAAGATGGCCGACAAGGAGCAGCGCGATAAGCTGATCTCCGCTACTGTCCGCATCTACGAGCGCATGGGCATCAGCCTTGCTGATCTGGAAGATTACCTGAACGCGAAAAAGCAGGACTGGTCTGCCGACCACATGCTGCGGTTGAAGGAGCTGAAAAACTCCATCGACGACGGTGTTCTGCCTATCGGAGAGGTTTTCCCTCACTTGGCGGGCAACGACAAGAACGCCACTGTCAGCAAGGAACAGGCTGTTGCGCTCATGGAGGCGGCGAAGGCGACCGGACGGCAGGGCGAAATCAGCGACGCGCTCAAGAAGGCCGGAATTGCGAAGTTTGCCGACACCCCGGCTGCGCGCTACGAAGAGGTTAAGAGCCTGATTGCCAGCTTCGGCACGCAGGAGCAGCCGGCAAAAATCGAAGGCGGTTCGGACAAGCCTGTATCGTCCGAGGGAAAGGAGAAATAAGCAATGGCTGAAAGACCCATCAAAAGCCTGTCCGACCTGATGGACGGAGGCTTGGAGGAACGCTTCAATCAGGAGCTTACGAAAGTGTGGCAGAACGTCTACGACCCCAACACGAATCCGACCGCAGCGCGGAAGGTCGTGATGGAGGTCAAAATCGTTCCCAATGAGCGGCGCGATTCCGTACAGTTCCATGTGAATGTGTCCTCCAAGCTCGCACCGCATGTGGCGCTTACGCAGACGGTCATGCTCAGTCTCGGCGCAGACGGCACGATTACTGCTACGGAGCGCACGGAGCAGGTTCCGGGGCAACTTGACATGGAAGGCAATGAAGCCCCTTTGCCCAGCACCATCAGCTTTGGGCGGCTCGAAGCAGTCAAGTGAACGAGAAAGGATGATTGACGTATGGCTACTACCCCCAACATCGAACCCAAGAGTAACGGTTTCTTCAACGGCGCCACTGAGCTGGCGCAGTATCTGGTATCCCAGGGCAAGAACGACGCAAAGAACGAGCTGGCGGTAAACCAGAAGCTCATTGAAATTGACGGCGTTCAGCACTATTGGGACAGCAGTAACCTTCGCTGGCGCCCGATTACGGCGCCCATTCCGGACGACGAACCTGTCCCGGAGCGGTATGTTTTCTTCACCCTTGACGGCCTGATCGATTATATTCGCGAGAATGCCGAGGGCAATATTCCGCAGCTTGATTCCGAAGCAAAGGGCGGCGACCGGTTGATTTTGCAGGTGGTGAATCATCACATTGTCAGACTGATGTCTCAGCCCTCGAAGTACAAGAAGGCTCGCCATTGCATCGCTTGCGTGGAGGCGCATGTGCCGGACATCCGCTTCGACAGCTACATGGACATCGAGCAGTTCAACGTGCAGCTTCTTTCCACCTTCATTGAAACGCCTGTGCGAGCGGAGCTTTTCAAGATCGTCAAGTCTCTGACGAAAGAGCAGAATTGCAACGTGACCGACGATGGCGTATCTCAGGTGCTGACCGTCAAGCAGGGCGTATCACTCGCACAGAACGTCACGCTTCAGAATCCGGTTCCCCTCAAGCCTATGCGTACCTTCTCTGAGGTGGACCAGCCGGAGAGCAATTTCACCTTGCGCGTGAATGGCGACGCGGATGTCGCGCTCTTTGAAGCCGATGGCGGCGCTTGGAAGAACGCTGCGGTTGCGAACATCAAGAACTATCTCGAAAGCAAGCTGTACGGTTACGGCGTAGTCGTACTCGCGTAAGCAATCAGCAAAGCCGGGGCGGACATACCGCCCCGGTCTTCAGGAAGGAGGCGATACAGACAATGCCGAACCGAATCATCAAGGAGGGTATTTGCGCAAACGAGCAGATCGACCGGCTGACCGCGTTTGAAGAAACGTTCTTTTATCGTTTGATCGTGAACGTCGATGATTACGGACTGATGGACGGGCGCGTCTCCGTCCTCAAGGCAAAGCTGTTTACGCTGCGCTGCGGTACGATGAAGGACAGCGAGGTTGAAAAAGCGCTCAAGCGCCTGTGCGAGGAAGGCTTGGTAGAGGTGTACCACTGCAAAGGAAGACCGTATCTGCACCTGACCGGCTGGGAGCGGAATCAGCAAATCAGAGCCAAGAAGCCGAAATATCCGCGTCCGGAGGAAGCAGACGAGGAACTGCCTGAAATCAACTGCAATCAAGCGCAAGCAGGCGAATGCACGTCCAAACAGGCGGAAACGCATGACGGCAGAGAAAATCAGCCGAGCGCCGATGACCCGGTTGTTGTCGAGATGGTGCTGAACGACGGCGGAACGTATAAGGTCACTCGTTCTGAAGCCGAGCGTTATCAGGCTCTTTATCCTGCGGTTGACGTTATGCAGGAACTGCGAAATGCGGCGGGCTGGCTCGAAGGCAATCCTACGCGCCGCAAAACGAAGGCTGGAATCAAGCGGTACATCAATGGCTGGCTTGCGAGGGAGCAAGACAATAGCAAAAGCAAGGGCGGAAGTAGCGTATCCTATGCTCCGCCATCCAACAAGCCGAGTGGCGGGAATCCTTTTAAGAGGTGACGGCTATGGACGATAAAATGACTCCGGCGGGCGTAGCGATGATGCAGTCGTTGGTGAATATGGTCGGTTACGATTGTCCGAAAGAAGAGAATGGCGATTATCGCAACGAAGAGGGATTGCTTGTGTGCGGCGTATGCGGAAAGCGCAAGGAACGAAAGCTGAACGTCCCATATCTTGGCGAGCGCGTCGTTCCGACGCTCTGCGCTTGCGGAGAAGAAAAAATCCGCAGAGAGGAAGAGGAAAAGGTGCGGCGCGAGGAACAGAAACGCTGCGACGATCTGTTCTCATTCAGCCTGATTGACGACCGCTTCAAGGAAAGCACGTTCGAGAACTTCAAGATCAACGAATATAACCAGAGGCAGTTCAAACTGGCAAAGCGGTATGTTGAAAAGTTCGAGGAAATGTATGCCCGGAATAAGGGGCTGCTGTTCTATGGCGAACCGAGCACCGGCAAAACCTATCTTGCATCCTGCATCGCCAACGCCCTGCTGAAAAAGCGTGTGCCGCTGATTGTGACTTCTATCATCAAGCTGACTTCCGCGTCCGGCCCGTTCTCCAAGGAAGCCGAGGAACAGCGGCTGCTTGTCCGCAAGATGAATGCGGCAAGGCTGCTTGTCATTGACGATCTCGGAACCGAACGCGAAACCGACTACAAAATGGAGCAGGTGTTCGAGATCATCGACAGCAGATATGGGGCGAAACGCCCGATGATTATTACAACGAACCTGAGCCTTTATCAGATGCAGCATGAACCAAACATGCGGAAGCGCAGAGTGTACGAGAGAATCTTTGAAATCTGCCACCCCGTCGAGTTTACCGGCCCGTCATGGCGTTGGAACACGGCGGAAAAAGACTATGACGAAATCAACAATATCCTGCTTGGAGACTGAAGGAGGCGGCTTGCGTGTTGCTGGTTGCGATTGACCCTGGAAATGTTTATTCGGCTTATGTCATCATGCAGTCGGCAGACTGCAAGCCGCTCCACTTTGGGAAAGTAGAGAACGCTGCCCTCGAAGAAATGCTCAAAACGGACGAGCGTTTCTCCGCAGATGAGTATGTTATTGAGCGCGTTGCCTGTTACGGCATGGCCGTCGGGCGAGAAGTGTTCGACACCTGCGAATGGATTGGGCGCTTCAGCCAGATCATCAAGGACGTGCGCGGAGCTGACGCGCAGTACGTCTTTCGGACTGAAGAAAAGAAGTTTATCTGTCACAATATGAGCGCCGGGGATGCGAATATCCGCAGGGCGCTGATTGACCGATTTGCGGAGCATGATCTGAAGAATGGCAAAGGCACAAAGAAACAGCCGGACTTCTTCTACGGCTTTGCGAAGGACGTTTGGGCCGCGTTTGCGGTCGGTTATACACACCTCTACAAGAAAGAAATCGAACGGGATAGAGCGAAATT